CTAACAGGAAAGTATCAAGAGTATGTTTCTTCAAGAAAAGATTGGGAAAAAACTTACACACAAGGATTAGACCTTTTAGGTTTTAAATACGACCAAAGAACAGAACCATTTAGTGGTGCATCAGGTGCAACTCACCCTGTGTTAGCTGAAGCGGTTACACAGTTTCAAGCATTGGCTTATAAAGAATTACTTCCAGCAGATGGACCTGTTAGAACACAAATTATTGGATTACAAACTCCAGAAAAAGTTCAACAAGCATCACGTGTAAAAGATTTTATGAATTATCAAATCATGGATCAGATGAAAGAATATGAACCTGAGTTTGATTCTATGTTATTCCATTTACCTCTTTCAGGTAGTACATTTAAAAAAGTATACTACGATGAAATGGAACAAAGAGCAGTATCGAAATTTGTTCCAGCAGATGATTTAATTGTTCCGTACACAGCTACCTCATTAGATGATGCGGAAGCAATTATTCATCGTGTTAAAGTTTCTGAAAACGAATTACGAAAACAACAAGTTGCAGGTTTTTATAAAGATGTTGAAATTGGAAGACCTGGAGACAAAGAAACTGATGTAGAGAAAAAAGAAAGAGAATTAGAAGGCGTAACAAGAACTGCCAATGATGATGTCTTTACATTATTAGAATGTCATGTTGATTTAGATCTAGAAGGTTTCGAAGATACAAATCAAGAGACTGGTGAGCCGTCCGGAATTAAAATACCATACATTGTAACTATCGAAGAAAGTTCAGGTGAGATTCTTTCAATTAAAAGAAACTACGAAGTAGGAGATCCAAATAAAAACAAAGTAAATTACTTTGTACACTTTAAATTTTTACCAGGTCTAGGTTTTTATGGTTTTGGTCTAATTCACATGATTGGTGGATTGTCAAGAACTGCAACAGCAGCATTAAGACAACTATTAGATGCAGGAACTTTATCTAATTTACCTGCTGGATTTAAAATGCGTGGTATTAGAATTAGAGATGATGCACAGTCAATACAACCTGGTGAGTTTAGAGATGTAGATGCACCTGGTGGTAATTTAAGAGATTCATTTATGATGTTACCGTTTAAAGAACCAAGTCAAACGTTACTTGCACTTATGGGAGTCGTTGTTCAAGCAGGACAAAGATTTGCATCTATTGCTGATATGCAAGTTGGCGATGGTAATCAACAAGCAGCAGTTGGAACTACAGTTGCATTATTAGAACGTGGCTCAAGAACTATGTCAGCCATACACAAAAGAATTTACTCGGCTTTAAAAAATGAATTTAGACTTATGGCTAGAGTATTCAAATTATATCTACCACAACAATATCCATACGATGTAGTTGGGGGTCAAAGAATGATTATGCAATCAGATTTTGATGATAGAGTAGATATATTGCCAGTTGCTGACCCCAACATTTTTTCACAAACACAGCGTATATCCCTCGCGCAAACAGAACTCCAACTGGCACAATCAAATCCGCAAATGCATAATCTGTATCAAGCATATAGAAATATGTATGAAGCTTTAGGTGTAAAAAATATTGATGGTATTTTAGTTAAGCCTATGCAACCAACACCAAAAGATCCGGCGTTAGAACACATTGATGCTTTAGGTGGAAGACAGTTTCAAGCTTTTCCAGGCCAAGATCATAGAGCACACATGACTGCACACTTAAATTTTATGGCAACTAACATAGCTAGAAACAATCCAATGGTTATGGCTGCCTTAGAAAAAAATATTTTTGAACATATTTCTTTAATGTCTCAAGAACAAGTTGAACTAGAGTACAGAGATGAGATGCAACAACTTCAACAAATGCAAATGCAGGCTCAACAGAACCCACAAATGGCTCAACAGATACAAATGCAAGCAATGCAGATTCAACAAAAGATTGAAGCTAGAAAAGCTGTGTTAATTGCAGAGATGATGGAAGAATTTATGAAGGAAGAAAAAGAAATTACATCACAATTCGACAATGACCCTATTGCAAAACTTAGATCAAGAGAATTAGATCTTAGAGCAATGGAAAATGATAGAAAAGAACGTGAAGCTAGGGAGAGAATGGAACTTGATAAGATGAAAACAATGATGAATCAACAAAATCAAGATGAAAAATTAGATCAAAATGAAGAATTAGCAAAATTAAGAGCTGATACATCAATTGAAAAGACAATTTTAAGCAAAACTATACCTAGCGCAGACTCAATGATGAAAAATACTGAAAATATGGTTCCAAATATTGAAATCATGCGTAAAGGTTAGTGACAATTAATAAAAAAACAGTTAAAATAAAAAAATAAGGAGATAATTATGGAAAAACTAGATAAAATTGTTGAGATCAAGTCAGAAGACAAGATGAATCTTGAAATTGACCCAAGATCTAAAACAACAGCTGATGGTGCTTTTAACTACATCGCAAAAGGCGAAGAAACTGAAGTAAGAGGCACTAAAAGAATGCTAAAAGAGAAGTCTAAAAAAGCTAAGTGGATCTAACATGTGGTTATCGGCAATTAAATTAGCCGTTTCTGCTGGAAGTAAAATTTACGCTAACAAGCAGAAGGCAAAAATCGCTATGTCTGATGCACAATTATTGCATGCAGAAAAACAAGCTCGTGGTGAGGAAGCTTACCAGGGTAAATTGTTAGAAGCGAGACAATCAGATTACAAGGACGAGGCCGTTCTCATAATTCTCACGTTGCCCATCGTGGTGCTGGCGTATGGAGTCTTTTCAGATGACGTACAAGCTATGGACAAGATAAAAGTTTTCTTTGAGCATTTCCAGTCGCTCCCGAGCTGGTTCACAAATTTGTGGATCCTTGTAGTTGCGAGCATATATGGTATAAAGGGAACACAAATATTTAGAGGAGGAAAAAAATAATGCCTGGAACAATGATGAAAAGACCTATGTATAAAAAAGGTGGAAAAATGAAAAAGAAAAAATCATTTCCTGATATGTCAGGTGATGGTAAAGTAACTAAAAAAGATATTTTAATTGCAAGAGGTGTAATTAAAAAACCTATGAAGAAGAAGAAAAAATAATGTCTAACAGAAGATATAATTCACAAACTAGAAAAAGCTTTTTTGGTGGTGGTAGTTCTAATAAAAAAATAGAACAATTAAAAAAACTTTTGGCTGGAAAAAATAAAAATAAAAAACAAAAACAAAAATCATCTATGATGATGGCAGCTATGAAGGGGAGTAGATAATGGCAAAACTATGTCCAAGAGGTAAAGCGGCAGCTAAACGAAAATTCAAAGTGTACCCTTCGGCGTACGCAAACATGTACGCATCAGCAGTATGTTCAGGTAAAGTCACACCAGGTGGCAAGAAGAAAAGAAAAAAAGCTATGGGTGGTGGAATGATGCGTGATGAATATCATGGTGGAGGATTAGCCAGACGAAAGAGAATGAGTTGTGCGTAGTTATTATTCAGAAGGTGGTTTAAGAAAATGGGTATCAGAGAAATGGGTAGACATTGGAGCACCGAAGAAAGACGGGAAGTATCAACCTTGCGGGAGAAGCAAAGGCTCAAAGAGGAAATATCCAAAATGCGTCCCACTTGCAAAAGCCACACGAA